AATGGGACATCCCGGAGCTGTTGGGATGCTCCCGGATGGACTTGGAGGGTGAGGTATGATTACAAAAAAGCAAACTAATGACGATCCGCTGATGGTGTACTGCAATATGTGGCGGGATCTTGAATCTTTTTTGCGTGATGCCGTACGTGACAACGATCCTGATTATGCCGAACAGGCGAATGAGTTTTTGAAGTTAATGAAATCTGTCAAGCGGAAGTATACGGACGTGTAAAGGAGGCCAACTGATGGACACGAAGGAAAAACTGGTGGAGTTGCTTGTTGATGCGTTTTGCGCCAGTGATGATAATTATGGCATTCCCAACACAGGACAAGTTGCCGACCACCTTATTGCCCACGGCGTAACGGTGCAGAAGTGGGTGAGCGTGAAGGAGAGGTTGCCGGAAAGAACAGTGCCACCACGTGACGTTTTGGTTTTGCATGATTTGAATTGCGGAATGTTTGTAGATAGGGCATGGTATAGCTACGACGCCAAAAAATGGCGGGGGTCAATGGGAATGAATCTAAGGGTTACCCACTGGATGCCACTCCCGCCGCCGCCGGAGATAAAGAAGGAGGATTTATGAGGCTTATTGACCTTGATAAAGTTGATGTAGAACAAAAGTTTTTGCCGAAACAAGAGGAAAAGCGAGGTCACTTGCTATGCACACAGAGGCTTGCGAGGATGTCGAATTTTGCGACATTGAAGTGCGCAGAAAACCTGAACTTGACAAGTATTATACGGATGGAAGAACAGAGTTATATTGGTTTAACTCGAATGACAGAATTGCCCTTGTAAAAGATGGCGGCTTTGTCTGCCACCCCGACTATTGGGAGTGGGAAGATTGTGAAACCTGTCCGGCTAAAGAGTATTGCGACAAATACCAAGATGAACTGTTGGATAGGCGGGAGGATTGAGATGGAGAGATTAACTGAACGAGATGAATACGGAAACGCTGATATTATTGGCGTAGACAGCATGGATTTGCAGGGCAGTCTCGCGCTCGCCCACTACGAGGACTTGGATGAGCAGGGGCGGCTGCATATTACCCCATGCAAGCTGGGTCAGATGGTGTACCGGTTTCAGCGATATTTCAATGACAGCACATTAAAAAGTGAGGTTAAAATTAAGCCTTGCAAAATTGAAAGCATTTGGACTGACAGTGTAATGTCGGAGGATCATGTGCTTATGAGTTTTAGCGACTTCGGCAAAAACGTTTTTCTGACCCGCCCCGAAGCCGAAGCCGCGCTTATCCGGGGAAATGAGAAATCCGCAAAGCCCCGTTTTACTCCGGCCGAGGCCGAGACGGCACGGCAGATCACGCAGATGTTCCCCTCTGCCCGTAACGCACGGCTGGGGAGCTCGGGACAGGGACTCATCATCGAGACGGACGGGCTGGAGCCGCTCATCCCGCGTCAAGACCTCTTCCCGTCCCTACGCCCCGGAGAAAGAGTGCCGCTCAGCAAGATCGCGGAGGGTGCGGGATGACTGTACAGCCGTTTAGTGTGGGTGACAAGGTGCGCTGCCGGCCGGCTACGTTCACTGCTACCGACTATCAGGGGCGGGCATGGGAAGAAACAACAGTTACCTAACAAAGCTGCAGATGCAGCGTGAGGCCGAGATCAGGTATCACCGGAGGTTCACAATGCAGTGGTGCGCTGACGCTGCGGCTATAGCGGCAAATCAGGTGTTTCAGCGTAAGGGGTCTAAGATCGCCGAGTTTTTGTACGTACAGGCTTATTTATACTCTGCAGTCCTATAGATAGTACTCAGTAAATATATACTCTTTCTCTTCTTACGTGTGCGCGCTTTCGGCAGACTTACATGGATAGGAAAGGCATAAAAAATTTTTCAGACTTTTCTTCGTGATGGGGGCGAGATATGCAAAAACGCATGATACCATGGCGGCAGAAAGGGGTGAGCGCGACGAAAGTCCCCTTTTCTGCCTCCTTTCGTTATATGGTTTTACGGGTAGCAAGCTGCATAAGAAAAACGTCAGGGGTGGGAGACGGCAGCTTAAATATGGAAAACGGTGGTGTTATGGCCGCAAGACTTACAGACAGACAAAAAAAGAAGATCATTGCCGAATATGTAGAGCTGGGCAGCTATAACGCGGTGGCGAAGAAACACGGGGTGTCCGCGACCACGGTAAAAAACGTTGTCCTGAAGAGCGCGGATTGTGTGCAAAAGTGTGAACAGAAAAAACAGGCGAACACCGTTGACATCCTTGCACACATGCAGACCAAAAAGGATGCAGCACTAAAAGTCGTGGATCGATACCTCGACGCTCTGCTTGACGAGGAGCGAATATCCCGCGCCAATCCGGCGCAGCTTACCACGGCTATGGGTACCGTGCTGGACAAGTTCGCTCAGCTGGACGACAAGACAGCCGCGGGAAACGACCTGATGCGGGATGCCTGGGCAACCTTCTGGGAGAGCATCGGCCCGGCCTTTGCTCCGGTCGTGGGCGACGTGATGAGCCACAATCACACACACTATGACGAATCCGGCGGCAGAGGCTCGCTGAAATCGTCGTACATCTCCCTTGTGGTGCCTATGCTTATCATGACCCATTCGGATATGCACGCGCTTGTGTTGCGCAAGGTAGGAAACACGATAAGAGACAGCGTGTTTGCGCAATATATGTGGGCAATAGAAAAACTGGGGATGGTCTCAGAGTGGGACAGCAAAATTGCTCCTATGGAGCTTATATATAAGCCTACGGGACAGAAGATCATGTTTCGCGGCGCGGATGATCCTATGAAGATCAAATCCATCAAAGTTCCCTTCGGTTATATAGCTATCACGCACTTTGAGGAGAAAGATCAGTTTGCCGGCAGGGCTGAAATAAGAACGATATTACAGTCCACAATGCGCGGCGGCGATAAGTTCTGGAACTTCGAAAGCTACAATCCGCCTATAAGCCGCGACAACTGGGCGAATAAGGACAGCATGGAGGAGCGCCCCGACAGACTATGCCATAAATCAACATATCTGGAGGCACCGCCCGAGTGGCTGGGAGAACAGTTTTTCACCGAGGCGGAGCACCTTAAGGCCACCGATGACCGGGCATATCAGCATGAATATCTGGGCATTCCGGTGGGCACAGGCGGCAACGTTTTCGACAATCTGGAGCTCCGGGAAATAACTGATGAAGAAGTCCGGGGCTTCGATAGGATATATCAGGGAGTGGACTGGGGATGGTTCCCCGATCAATACGCATTTGTCCGGATGCACTACGACCGTGCAAGAGAGACGCTGTATCTTATCGATGAACTATACGGGAACAAACTCACGAATGAGACAAGCGGACAGATGATAAAAGAGCGCAAATATAACGATGCCTATATCTCCTGCGACAGCGCGGAGCCTAAATCCGTGGCAGACTACAGAGCCATGGGGCTGCCGGCGTATCCCGCAATAAAAGGTCCCGGCAGCGTGGATTACGGCTTCAAGTGGCTGCAGAAGAGGAAGATAGTCATAGATAAGCGGCGGACTCCAAACGCATGCAGGGAGTTTGTGGGCTATGAGTACGAAAGAAACAGGGACGGAGATATTATCAGCGGATACCCGGACAGAGATGACCACACAATATCTGCTGTCCGCTACGCTATGGAGAGGATATTTATGAAAATGGGGGTGACGGCTTGACGGTTATCCAGAAGCTTAAAGAACTTGGTTACAGCACCATATCAGAGGACTTTTACACACAAATCGGCGCGTGGGCGTCATGGTATGTGGGCAAAGTCAAGGGATTTCACCAGTACCGTGAATATAACGGGCATAAATGGGCAAAGCGTGACCGCGCCAGCCTTGGTATGGCCAAAAAAGTCTGCGAGGACTGGGCAAATCTGCTTATGAATGAAAAAGTCAAAATCGCTCTTGAAGGCAAAAAAGAACAGGAGTTTGTTGACCGTGTGTTCAGCAAAAATAATTTCTGGGTAAAAGCAAACGAGATTCAGGAGATGAAGTCCGCGCTTGGCACGGCGGCTTATGTGCCTCGCGTCACCGGGCAACAGGTGCAGTCGGATACCGGAACGGTCACAGGCTCCGGCGACATCGCCATGGATTATGTCACAGCAGAGCACATCTTCCCTCTTGCATGGAGCAACGGTATTATTACCGAATGTGCTTTTGACAGTGAATATACCGTTGATGGAAAGCGATATCTTTACCTTCAGATACACCGCCTTGACGAAAACGGCCTTTACGTCATAGAGAACAGAATATATACATACGAAAACGAAAGCCTCTCTTCTGAAATCGAGCTGACATCCGTCAAGGGCTTTGAGCGGGTTGCGCCTATAGTCTATACCCAGAGCGTCGAAAGGCAGTTTGTTGTTGATCGTCTCAACATAGCCAACAACTACGACAGTTCCTCCCCTATGGGTATTTCGGTTTTCGCCAACGCGGTCGATGTGCTCAAGGGCGTAGACAAGGCTTATGACTGCTACGCCAACGAGTTTGAAAACGGGCCCATGATAATGATGGTAAAAATGCCGGCCACCAAGTGGGAAGACGGAGAGCCGACATTGGATGACAACGACAGGCGGTTCTATCTTCTGCCAGAAGACACGTCACTCGGGAACGTAGTGGAAACCGTGGCCCCGGAACTGAGAACTGACCGTCTCAGCGTGGGCCTCCGGGATCAGCTCAACATTCTTTCAGCAAAATGCGGCTTTGGAGAAAACCATTACCGATTCGATGCCAACGGAGTGACAACGGCCACTCAGGTAATAAGCGAGAACAGCACGATGTTCAGAACCCTCAAAAAGCACGAGATCATATTGGAAAGCGTTCTCAAGGAGCTGTGCCGGGTGATACTGAGGCTGGGGAATACGGCATTTCGCGCCGGGTTGAATGAGGATGTGGAGATATCCATTGACTTTGATGACAGCATCATTGAGGACAAGCAGGCCGATTTCAGCCGTGATATGCAGCTGCTCAATGCGGGGATCCTCAACGACTGGGAGTTCCGTATGAAATGGATGAACGAGGACGAAGCAACAGCAAAGGCGGCGCTGCCGGGAGCTGAAGAGCTGACGGACGAAGATCAGGATGAGGTCGAATGAAGTACCCGTTCACACCGGAGCTGCTGGACGCGCTGCCTGAGTCTCTG